TATTTTGTATAAGTCGTGTTCATACATCTTCCAAAGCTCTAAATCGTCTTGATAATCTTCAAATCTTTCTAAATCTTTTATCTTAAGAGCAATACCACTTGGAACTTCACCACCATCTTGTGCAAACTGAACATATAGATGATTGTTTTGTGCTACAAGGTCTACTTGAAACTTAACTGTTTCGATAACAGACTGTAAATCGGCTTCAGGTGCTACAATATCAAATACAGAACCTTCAGGTAAGTCAAGTATAGTATCAGACCCAGCTCGTTCTAATCTTTTATCTGCCTGTAATCCTGTGACATAAGGCTGTCCAAACATTTGGAATCTTAAACCTAATTGTAATTCAGTCATTGTAATATTAACGTGTTCATTACAAGATACAATATCATCTGCACCCTCTACAAAGAATGAGTCTAGTTGATTTTCTCTATGTGTAAACATAAACGGCAAGACACCATAGCCATGTTCATATTCATCTATAATATTACCTTTTTCATCATACTCTGCATAGATTGCGTTATCAAAATACGCATATCGTAACTTATCAGTATAACTTATGTCATCTACATTTCCAAGTATTGGGTACATAATAGCTTCAGGCTTAAAAGGATTTTCACCCAGATGAACGTCAAAATAATATACAGGTCTATAATCAAAGTGAGGATTATCGCCATCAATATAAACGACTTGTGTTGCAACCGTCCCAAGTAATCGTGTCATTCTTTCAATATGCTTCATTCTTGCTGCCTTCATTCTAATCAAACTGTCATATTGAGGACTTACATTATAAGCTGCACCTACTGTGTAAATACGGCTCATTTTATTTATAAATCTTTTTGTAAAGTTGGCTTCATAGCAAGGTATTTCTCTAAAAGCATCTGCATCGAAATATTGTTCTATATATTGTGAAGTGCTACTACCACAATAATAGTCAATCATTTTTCTGACGTGCCTTCGTCTTGCTTTAGCTTGCATTTCTTTGAAATCTTTTACTGAGTCTTGTATTATTTGTTCTACTGTCATCTTTTCCTCACTATTAGCTCTTGTTGTTTTATTGGAAATCTATTTATAAAAAAATACCTTATCATATCGCAGGCATGGTCGTGATAACCATCTTTTAATGGTTCTGGGTTTAGATTTTTTCCTTCTTTATGCTCTGGATAACGATAATTCTCTAAATCTTCGGCAATGCCTTGACATTTTTTATCAATATGTAAATATCTTTTGCCGTTTGCATTTTCAATGAAGCCACGAACGTGTGATACTCCTGAAACTATATTTCTTGAAACCTTATCTCTTATGGTTTGTATATTGATACCATTTTGCCTAAATATCTCAATATCTCCCAACCCAGACTGACCCTGTGCTTGCCTACCTGCTGGGTCGCCATAGAAAGCTGAAATGTAATAAGGTTTTGATTTAATTTTTTTAATAAGCTCGTCCGTTTTTATATTTGTTTCATGTACTATTTCATCAATAATATTTATATGCCATTCCCCATTAATCATTTGGGTCTGAAACCAACCTACCGCTGGCATCCTGTATCCAAAGTCAATACTGCAAAATGTAGGAAAATGTGGATTGTAAGGAAAATATCCTACATCTAACTTACGGTCAAAAGGATAAACTTGACCAGCAAAAGTTGTAAACTTTGCACCATACTCTTGGTCATAAGATTCTTTAGACATATTTCTTTTACGTTCTACAATAAAAGAATCTTTTTCACCTTCTGGAAAAGCAAACTGATTGTCCCAAGACGGTGCTTGATGAGATTCCCATAAATCATCTTTCTGTCCTAGTAAAAATAAATCATACACCCAATTAAAGCCTTCAGGTGTAGTAATAAATATTGCTTTACCTTTTCTATCGGAAAGAGTTGGTGATAAATACATATCCCATATTTTTCGTTTTACTTTAGCGGCTTCATCAATGATTAGTAAGTCTAATCCTTCACCTACTAAACTATCGGGGTTATCAGCAGATTTACCTTCTACTACTGTACCCCACTTAAATTTTATGTATCTTTCTTTTTCAGATGCACGTTCAATGTCGTTTGACCTACCGACAACCATCTTTTTCCAAATCTCACGAAACATTAAGTCGGCTTTATCATAAGATAATCCTACACACCATATTCTTTTATTGGGCTGAGATGCTACAAACGTTGCTTCCATAGCAGAACAAGTCGTTTTACCAAATCTTCTGCCGCATACCATAACAAAAAACCTCGAAGAATCTTTACTTGGGTAGTGTAGTTTTTCCTGACCTTTATGGGGTGTGTATTCCATAAAATCAAACCAAGATTTTTTATATTCAAGTTCTTTTTTAAAAGTATTTTTCATTATTAGTTGTTTACAACAACAACCATAATCTAACTTATGGCTGAAGATAAATACAAGATATAGTATTTATATTTTTTGAAACACAACATAGGAGGGCAGTATGTCCGAAGAAAATCAAGTAGTAGGAAGCGAAACAGTTAGTGAGCAACCTACCCAAGAAACCACAATGCAATCGACCGACATTGGTGCGTTAATTGCAGAAAGCAAAAAGTATAGAAAAAGGTCGCAGGATGCTGAAGCTCAAATAGCAGAACTTAAAAAAACTATGGCTCAAGCCGAAGAAGATAAATTGAAAGAGAAAGAAGATTTTAAAGCCCTCTACGAGAAGGTATCTTCTGAAAACAAAGATTTATCATCCGTAGCTGAAAAATGGACTAAGTATGAAGCTGGTAAAAGAGCTAGTCTTTTAGAAAAACATCCTGAAGAAGAAAGAGAGGCTTTATCTAGATTAGATTTAGAAACTCTTGAATATGTAACAGGTAAAATTAATAATACAAAGGCTAACCCTCCTGAAGTAATCGGTAGAAGCACAGCTGCAATGCCTAATAAAAAATGGGCAGAAATGACAGATGTTGAAAGGCGTGAATTCTATGCCGATATGCAAAAGAGTGGTGGCACAACAATAAGGAAATAGGTAAAGTAAATGAGTTTAGACCCAACAGCAAGACCGTATTTAAGTGGTGGTCTCAATAGCACCACAAATGCAGGTTTAGATAAATTCATTCCAGAAATCTGGGGTGAGGCAGTAAAAGACTATATGGAAAAATCATTAGTCTTTGGTGGATTAGCAAGAGATATGTCTGCAATGGTAGCTAATGGTGGAGATGTTATACATATGCCAAAACATAGCGAAATTACAGGTGAAGACTTGTATGGTGGACTTCCAGATGCAAAAAGAGCTTCTGAGATTTCATTCCAACAGGTTAGCACAAACGAAGCAGAATATCAATTAATAGTAAATCAATCAACACACGCAGCAATCGCAGTTTCTGATATTGCTAGAGCGCAGTCAAGCTATGATGTAATGAATCTTTACTCTGAAAAGCTAGGTTATGCACTTGCTAAAAAGATTGATTTCTATTTAGCACAAAAGATGTTTGAATCAGTAGCTTATAACTATGCAAACAATAGTGACAATGATGGAAGTCAAGCTGGTAACTCTGTATTGTTTACAGCAACTGATACTTACAATATTAACAAAGCTGGTGTTTCAAATATGATAAAAGCTATTCTTGAAGCAGATGGACAATTAGATGATTATACATTAGTTCTTCCTCCTGCAACATACAGTAGCTTGTTTAAGAGTGATGACTTTGCAAAATATGATGCAATCGGAAGCTCATTTGGAACAGAAGTGCCTTTGATTAGTGGATTCGCTGGCAAACTAGGTGGTGTTAATGTTGTGATTTCAAATCACTTTGTAGATTACGGAGAAAACTCTACTACTGCTGTTGCTACAAGCACACCTAAAGGTAACTTTACAAGTGCAGGTGGTGCTGATGAGAGTGAGCATTTATCAGGATTTCTAGTTCATAGAGATGCTTTGAATATTGCTTACGCATCAGGTATGAAAGCTAGAGTGCAGACAGACTATCACTTAGCTTCATTATCTACTCGATTTGTTGCAGATTCAGTTTATGGTTGTTTAGTTCTTGGTAACTCAACCAACAATAAAATGGTTTTTGCTTTAACAGACGGAGCATCATAGTAAGTTATACATTAAGGGGGT